TAATGATTTTTACAAAGAGAAAAAAGATGCAATAGATTGGACAGGCAGGGTAGACCTGTCAAAAAAACAAGAAGATAAGTGGGTTCCAGGCGATTTAAAGAAAGAAATTATATTCAAATATAAATCCGACTCTAAGGATGAAAAGGTACAGCATAGAGGAAAAACGTATTGGGATAATATTATGGATGAGAGTCCCTACAGAGAGTTTTTAAGTAGTGAATTTGCAGATGGTACAAGTGTTTTTGAAAATCCATTCTTTGCAGGTACTTATTCCTCTCAAGATGGTATGACTTCAGGTGGAGGGGCTTATGCAACAAGTAGTACCCCAGTTAGAGCCTTATTATGGGGGCTTTGCCAATCAGGAGCCGTACCAACATCAGGAAGTAGTTGTAGGCCTGAAAAGGGATATGATTTTGTTCCTAGGCTTTGCCATTGGAGAAAGTATGATTGCTCAAGTGGGTTCAGTGGTTTGTACTATTCTAGATTGCAATGGTGGGCATTTTGGAATGGACAATGGTGGAACCCTTGGGTGGTTTCAGGTGCAAACGCAAGTTATGAATATCAACAATTCGGTACAGCCGAAAGTTATAATAGAATTCAAGCCAAAACTCTTGGAGACCCTGCTGCTCACACTCCCCCTTATAGTGGTGTTACAAAGCCATTAACTTATGCTAGTATTCCTCAAGAAACATGGGATTGCACAACAGGACTTCGTTATGGCCCAACAGGATATAAAGGTTTGTACCAAGAATACTATCAAAATATGATAGAAATGTTAAAAAGAAGCCCTAGAATAAAATTGGTTTATGTTAATTTAAAAATGGCTGACATAGCAAATTTAGATTTAAGAAAATTGGTTTATATTGATGGGTATTACTATAGAATAAATAGAGTTATAGATTATCAGGTTAATAACAATAATCCAACACAAGTAGAACTGGTTTTATGGGAGGACATGGGTGGTTTTCCTGTTGATACTGCTTGGAAAACATCTTAATTAGTATAAAAATGGCATTAAAACAAATAAATGACGAAGGGGTAGCACTACAAAAAGGGTTAGAGGTTTGGGTTTCTATACCTGTATATTCAGGGGAGTATTTAGCTTATGGTAATTCATTTTTGCTTCAAACTTTAACAGGAGTAACAGACACAGCTTCATCTACAACTGATTATGCTGCTGAGGTTATATCGGATACACCCCCTACTAATATAAACCAATGGTATAAATATCATACAGAAGGAACTATTTATGAGTCGGTTACAGCACCATCCACCTCAACAAATATGCTTACAATGCTTGGGGTTACAGGAAGTGTGCTTCCAAGTCATTCAGGAATGTATCAGAAATTATCAGGATTATTGGTTGGATTTGAATATGAGGTTACTATTAATTTTCACTATAGTGCTAATATTGGAACTATTAGTTTTTCTAGGTTTTATTATACTGCTCAAAACACTACTACAGCAATACAAACTGCTGTGACTACTGCTTCTTTGCCTTCTAAACAAATTACATTTACCTTTACTGCCTTAACTTCTCAAGATATAGTGTTTTTTGATTATAGCACTACAGAATCAAGCTCTAGTTGTTTTATTTCTTCTATTGAAATTAAAGAAAAAAACAATTATATTCTTCCTGTAGTTACTGATATTACAGAAGCAGGATTATGTAAAGTATTAGCAACAAGAGCTGCTCCTAAACGAGCTTTTTATGATGAAGGAGAACCTATAGAATAATGAGTCAATATAAATTCATAGAAGATGCTTTAAGAAAAGAATCTCCTTATATTATAAGTGAGCTTAAAAAAGAATTAGAAAATCAGCAGCATATTGCTTCAGGTACTTTATATGAAGGGTTTAATGATAGGATAAGTATTGGTACAGACACTATATCTCTTTTAATTACTAATAACACTCCATATATGTGGCTTGTTAATGATGGTAAGAGTGGTGGTGTGAATGCAAGTTATGATGCTATACTTGATTGGGCTTATGAGAAAGAGGGTAGAGGTCAGTTAAGGTTTACTAGCGACCACGAAAGAGCAAATTTTGTGCAAAAAGTAAAACACAACTTAGAAAAGAGTTATTTTACACGAACAGGAGATATGAATGTCCCTCCTTATGGATTTAAGAGATATTTCTTTATAGATATTGCTGCACATAAAGTTAGACAAAGCAATATATCAGAAAGGATTAGAGATGGTATAGTAGCACAAATTGAAGATGATGTAAATAAAGCATTATTAAAAGAAGAAATTACAATAACAATAGGATAATAAAGATATGGCAAAAAATATAGCAATAGATGTTCAGATTAAGAATGTAAAAAAGATTTCAGATTTAAAACAAAGTCTGAAAGAATTAAGAAAAGAGCAGAGAGATACAGAAAAAGCAACTAAAGATGGAGTTAAACTAACAGGAGACGCAGCTAAAAAATACAAAGAAAATGCGAAAGCAATAGATAAGCAATCTAAATCTTTAAGAACCCTTAATAGAGACCAAAAAGATGCTACTAAATCTAGTGGCTCTTTAAGTAAGTCTTTTATTAAATCTGCAGCAGCGATTGGTATTGTAGTTGGAGCTTTTAGAGCAGTAAGCAGAATGGTTAGCTCAGTGGTAACCACCTTTACTGAGTTTGAGTTTGTAATGGCTAAAGTAAATGCAGTTTCAGGGGCAACAGAAAGAGAATTTTCAGCACTAACAGAAACAGCAGAAGAATTAGGTAGAACAACTTTCTTTACAGCAACACAAGTTGGAGAACTGATGTTAAATTTCTCTAAATTAGGTTTTACTGCTAATGAAATACAAAATGCTGTAGAGCCAACTCTTGCATTAGCAACAGCAACAGGTAGTGACTTAGCAAGAGCAGCAACAGTTGCAGGTGCAGCAGTTAGAGGTTTTGCTTTAGATGCTAGTGAAACTGAGAGAGTAGTTGATGTGATGGCTGTTTCTTTTAGTAGTTCTGCTATGAATATTGAAAAATGGCAAACATCTATGACTAAAGTTGCTCCGATTGCAAAATCAGCAGGATTCTCTATTGAAGATACTGCAGCAATAATGTCTAAGCTTACCGATTCAGGTATTGAGGCTTCTATTGCAGGTACATCTTTAAGAAATATCTTACTTAAAATGCAAGACCCTTCTTCAGATTTAACAAAATCTTTTGGAAGTACAATTCACTCTTTAGACCAATTAGTTCCTGCTATGAAAAAGTTTGTTGAGGAGGGTGGTAGTATGGCTGATGTAATGGAAGTTGTTGATTTAAGACAGGCAGCAGCTTTTGAGCAAATGATTACCTCTGCTGATAGCACGATAGAATTAAGAGATGCTATGTTAGCTTCAAATGGAGAGGGGAAAAGAATGGCAGATATTGTAGGAGATACATTACAGGGAGCTTTCTTAAGGTTAAAGTCTGCACTACAAGGGGTTTCTATTGAACTAATGACGAATTACTCTGATGGACTAAAAGACGCTATTGAGAAGGGAGCTAAATGGCTTAACAACCTTGCAGCAAACTCTGACAAGCTTATAACTCTTATTAATTGGATTAAAGGAACTGTAGTAGTTCTCTTATCATATAAACTTGGTGTAATAGCTGCAAACACTTATACTGTACTTTACACTCAATATCAAACAGCAGCAGCGACAGCAACAGGCCTTTACAGTAGAGCTGTAGCCGTTGCAACTACAACGACACAAACATTTAGCAAGGCACTAGCTAGAACAGGTATTGGTGCTCTTGTTCTTGTAGTTGCAGATTTAGCAGTTGCTATGGCTACCTTCAATAGTGAAGCACAAAAAGCCAAAGACTTTGTAGACCTAGCGAATAAGGGTTACGCAGAACAAGAAAAAACTGTGGCTAATCTAGGAAAATCTGTAGAGATGTTAGAGAAAGCAAAGAAAGAGCTAGATAAATGGAGTAAAGAGGAGATTGAGAATATGGATAAGACATCTTTAGAGTATGCACAATATTCAAAGTCATTACTTCAAGCTCATAATGCCACCTCCGAATTAAATGGAGCATTTAAGGATAATGGAATAGAGTTAATAAACCTACAAACTGATATAGAAGATACTAAAGTAAAGTTTGCTGAATTATCACAACAAATGATGCAAACAGCTATGGTAAGCTTAAGTGCTGACTTAACGAAAGAGTTAGTGCAAACAAAAATGAGTGTAGACCAACTTTTTAAAGATTTACAGGGAGGTGCTGACGGATTGAGTGAGGAGCTGATTCATGTGATAGCTGAAATGCAGGGAGAATTTGGTGGTTTTCAGGATTGGTTAACTACAAGTTGGATAGCAAGAAATATTACTAGCCCTTTGACGTCTTGGGTTACAGGGAATGATGATTTGGCAGCTCAATTTGGAGCAGTTAAAGACAAGGCTGATGAATTAGGCGTAAGTATGGGGGATATTGTTGAATTTAGTAACATATATGGAGACTCAAATGCTGTGCTTGATGAAAAAATGAAGGAATTAAGCAAAACCTTCGTAGATTTAGGAATAGATGTTAGTGGTCTTACAGGGTTAGTTGGAGATGATTTACCTGACTCAACAGGCAGAGGAACAGATGCTATTACAAAGAACACTGACAAGCTAAAAGAAAATACTGTAATGCAAGATTTGGCTACAGACGCTAAATTTGATTATGTAGAAATGATGAAACATGTTCTTGATGGAACCATATCTTTAGAAGATGCTGAAAAACGCTTAAGAAATATAACTATAGATAGAGCTCAAGCAGAACTAGATGCTATTCCTATTGCTGTTATGAATGCAAACTTAAGAATGGAGCTTGAGGAAAAAATCATTAAATTAAAGTTAAAAAACCACAAAGAAGAAGAAAAGCTTAGAAAGGATAATGCAAAAAGTATAAAGAAAGAACTTAAAAACTATAAAGATTTAGGAAGTGCCTTAGTAGCTGTTGCAGGAGATAATGAAAAATTAAATGGCATTAGAAAGGCAGGAGAAGCTATAACTAGAGCAGCAGCAGTAGCTGAATCAATCTTAAATCTTCAAAAAGCAATATCAACTATTACTGAAGGAAAGCTAACTATAGCTACACTTTTAGGGACAAAGGCAAAAATTGCAGAAAGTACAGCAGTAGCTAGTCAGACTCCTATAATATATGCAAATGCTGCTGCAGACACAATGAGTATTGGGCCTAAAGTCGCTGCAGGGGCTGCGTCTCAAGCTAAATTACCATTTCCTTTAAATATAATTGCAGTTGTTGCCACAATAGCTCTATTAGCAAAAATTATGAAAATGTTTGAAAAAGGAGGTATTATAGATGATGGAGGTAAATTTGCAAGAGGTGGAATGGTACATGGCCCTAGTCACGCACAAGGGGGTGTTAAGTTTGCAGTAGGTGGCAGAGTAAATGAATTAGAGGGTGGAGAAGCTGTTATCAATAAAAGAAGTACAGCAATGTTTAGAAATCAACTATCTGAAATGAATCAAGCAGGTGGTGGGGTTAAGTTTGCTGATGGAGGAATAATGAGTTCTCCTTCTTTTACTCAAGCTCAATTTGATGCTGTAAATCAAAGCAATATACTAGGTGCTGTGAGTGAGCAAAGAAAGGTGGTAGTGGTTGAGGCTGATATAACAGACAGCCAATCAACAGTAAGTGTAATTCAAGCTAACGCAACTTTCTAATGCGTATGAAAGAAGAATATAAAATCTATTTAATATACCTAATTCTTTTAGGTTTAGTTTTAGGGTATGGATTATTAACAAATGTTCGTTAGTAAAAAAATAAAGAAAGAGAGGTTAAGTGTTTGTAAAAAATGCGATTTTTACAGAAACTTCTTAATGCTTAAATATCCTAAATGGACAAAGGGAGCAAGGTGTGGTAAGTGTAGTTGTTTCTTAGATGCAAAGACAACTCTTACAAAAGAATTTTTTGGAGAGTGTCCTTTAGATAAATGGAAAGAATAATAACTAAACAATAATAATATGGACTACAATGAAATCATCAAAAATTACAGCGAAGAAAAAAAAGATAAAGTGGTAGAACTAGCAAGACAAAATATTATTTCTATGAAAGGGAATTTATATCACAACAATGCTTTAAATTTTTTCTTTCAATTATGGCACGAGCATTTTCCTCAACAAACACAATCAAAACATTGTGAAGGGTGCAGACAAGCAGTGTGTAAGTTTTTTCATCAAGTTGCTGACTTTATTAAATCTGAAAGAGAGGTTCCTGAAGTGGTAGAGGTGGTTGAACCCCTAAAAGAAAAAAAACCAAAACAAAAAACCACTAAAAAATCCAAAAGAAAAAGCCCTAAAAAACAAAAAACAATAACAGGAGCTTTGTCTCCTACAGGAGCAAGAAATTAAAGATGGCTAAAAGACAAAATGATATTAAAATTGTTGAGGAGTATTTAGAACTCTTAAATAAAGAGGTTACCTTAAGATTTGGAGAGCCAACATCAAAAGACACTATAAGGCATTTAATTGAAAAAGGAATAATAGCTCCAAAAATTTTAAGAAACTATATGATAATATATGATTTTGATTGTATGTTAAGGTTTAATGAAGGCAACAGAACTCACACTTTTATGGATTTATCTATAAAATATGAGATATCTGAAAGACAGGCTCAGAGCATTGTTTATAAAGAAAGACGAAAACAATTACCTTCAGAAAATATCACTTACTAAAGTTTTTTCCAAAAACTGCGTAAGATTCTCATACCATAAAAATATATTTGCCACTATGAAAGAAAATTGGTATAATATACAGTCAAAAGTATCAAGTGATATAGTTGATGTTTATATTTTTGATGAGATAGGTACTTTCGGAATTAATGCTCAAAGTTTTATTGATGAAATAAAAGCATTTAAAAACTCCCCAATAAATTTACATATTAATTGTGTAGGTGGAGATGTTTTTGATGGAATGGCTATCTATAACATCCTAAAGAAAAGAACTGCAAAAACTACTGTTTACATTGAGGGTATCGCTGCCAGTATGGGAAGCGTGATTGCATTAGCTGCTGACACAGTTATTATGTCTGAAAATTCTCTGTTTATGATTCACAACGCTTGGGGTGGAGCTATGGGAGAAGCTAAAGAATTGAAAAAGACAGCAAATCTGTTAGAAAAGATTAGTAATGAGATTGCTGACATATATATAAAGAAAACAAACCTACCTTATGACAGGGTAAAAGAAATGATGGATGAAGAAACTTGGCTAAATGCTGATGAAGCATTAGAGCTTGGTTTTATTGATTCTATCTCGGATGCTATTAAAGTAGCAGCCAAATATGATGTTTCTAAGTTTAAAAATATAACAAACGAAGAAATTAAATGCAAATTAAATATTAATCTAAAAAGTAAAAAGATGACTGATGAGTTAAAAGCTTGGTTCAACAATAAAGTTGAAGATATTATCGCTAGAGTTAAAAGCGACGAGTCTAACACTGATAATGTAGAATCATCAACAGAAGTAGAGGTAACTATATCTGACAAAGAAGAAGTTTTAAATAAATTCTCTGAATTAGAAGAAAGTATCACTACACTTAATGGGTCTGTAGCTGATTTAGAAGGAGAGAAAGTAACTCTTACTGAAGAAGTAGAAAGGCTTACAGCTTTGTTAAGCAAAGCAGATGCAAGGGGAACTGAAATCTCTACAGAGGGAGACCCTGCAGTAGTAGAAAACAAAGTAGAGGATAAAGAAGCTGCATTTTGGAATGGAATGTTAGCAAAAATGAGTATATAATAATAATTTAAAAAATTTAACAAAATGGCAAATGTAGCATTAGACGGAATGGGAGCAGGGTACCAAGGTACTTACGCTTCAAAAATTCTATTAGAACCTATGTTTCACTCTGACAGCATTAGTGGTAATTACACTATCTATCCATCTGTGAAATATAAACAAAATATAACAATGGCTCCTTCCTTAAAAGGAATTACAGCGATAAACGAAGGTTGTGGAGCAAATGCAGGTTGTGACCCTGCAGGATTTACAGTTACAAAGAAAACAATTACAGTAGAAAATGTTTCTGTAAAACAAGAGCAATGTTGGACTGAGTTTAAAGACCAAGTAATTGTAGAGTCTTACAAGAATGGTATTAATATGCCTGATATGACAGGAACTCAATTAGCAGATGTTATCATTAATAGAGTAAGAAATGGTATTATGAATGATACTAGCAGAAACCTTTGGGCAGGAATAACAGCTCCTGCAGTAGCAGACTGTACTTACAAATCAATGGGAGAAGGACTTTGGGATAAATTAGGAGCAGATGGTAATTTCGCTGACTCAGGTTCTTTACAAAGAGTAACTGGTGGTGGAGTAGCAGCAGACTACAATGTGGTAGGAGCAAGAATACCTACTGCTGATGCAGCTTTAATATTAGGACAAGCATTTGAAGGAGCACCTGCTGAATTACAACAAGTAGACGCAAGTAGAAAGAGAATGTTTATGACTCCAAATGTTTACAATGCTTGGTATGCTTCTTTAACAGCAGTTGCATCAAATGGAGCAGTTGATTATGGGCATTCAGAAGCACAAACAGGAAAAGGTAGATTATACTTTAGAGGAATTGAGTGTGTACCTTTATACACTTGGGATGAGGCTTTAACTGCAAGAACAGGAGCAGACAAGCCTGACATTTTTACTGTAGTTGATTCTGCAGCAGCAGGATTTGACTCTAAAAATGGTGTTATCTATGCAGCAGTAGACAATTTATTTATTGGAACAGATGTTAACGCACCTGAAAATGAATTAAAAATGTTCTATGACGAGGTTACTGACAAAATGTATATTCGTTCTTACTTTACTATGGGCTTCCAATATGGTTGGAGTTCTTTAGTATATGGGGCGACACTTACTTCGTAATAACTTATAGTAATATAGAGAGGGAGAAATCCCTCTCTTAATACTTTTTATTAATTTTTAAAAAATAAAAAAATGGGTATAACAACAGGAATTAATATAACTTGTGGTGATTTACAAGCAGCAGGAGGTATAAGAAGCATTATTGTTAGAGCTTGGCAAACAGGAGATGATGTTACTTATGTAAACTCATCTACGCAACACTCTATTTCTAGCATTAAAAAGTCAGGCCCTGCAAATGCAGACTGGTTTGTGTACGAATTTAAAAACGAAACACCTTCTTTAACTGTATCGGCATCTAAAGAAAATGGTTCAACAGTTTATGAATGTTCTTTATCTTTTATGATGCCTGAAATGGATAATAAGAAAGGGGCTGTACTACAGCATTTTATGGACCAATGTATGATGGTTATTGCTGTAGGAAATAATGGTAAATACTATGTTTTAGGGGCAAGTCAAAAGTATCAAAATGAAAATACTGATACTGCTACTCGTAACCAAACTTATGCGAGTATGACTACTGCAGAAGGGAATTCAGGAGCAGCATATAATGATGATAGTGGTTGGACTGTAACTCTAGGCTGTAAGCAATGGGAGGCACCAAGATTATACACAGGAACTTTAACTATGTATGATGGTGGGGATTTCGCTGCAACTACAACTTAATAATTAATCTTAAAAAATAAAATAAAATGGCAATAAATGATGGATTAGCAGTAACATGCAGTGACTTACAAGCAGTAGGAGGCACTAGACTTGTAGCAATTAGAGCTTGGGTAGCAGGGGATACAGCTACTTATGATAACACCTACCACACCATCACATCAATATTAGATACTGGTGGTTCAACAGCGACTTGGGGTGTTTTTGAGAGCAGAATAGAATCATCTTCTATGAATATAACTGCTTCAGGAGAAGGAAAAAACTTTATGACTTATGAGTGTGATGTTCAGTTGTTTCTACCTAAAATGACTAGTACAATGATGGATAGACTTCAGGAACTGGCAGACAACTGTTTAATGGTAATAGTATTTGGTAATAATGATGCATCAACATCAGAGACAGCAACATCAACAGATTTTGAAAATAATAAAGTTTTTGGTGTTTCTGAAAAATTTAGAAATCAAGATGACCAAGTGAGAAATCAAACTTACGCTAAGTTGGTTTCTGTTGAGGGTGGTACAGGTAGTGCGTTTTCTGATGAGATTGGAGTTACGATAACAATTAAGTGTACTCAGTATGAAGCCCCTAGAAGATATACGGAGCCTGGGGTTACACTTGCAGCAGATGGTTTAAGTTTAACTACAGCATAAAATATATAAGGGGGTGGTTAATAACACCTCCTTATTAATATCTTTTTTGATATGTGTGGTTGTGATGATAAAAATAGTGTAGTTTTACACAAAATAATAACTATGGCAGAATACAAAATAAATAGCAAGGCATCTAAGGGTGTAAGACTTGCAGGAACAAAGAGTGTAGATTTTAGAACTGATTTAAGCCAAAAGCAATTAGCTTACGCTTATGAAGAATTGAATATAACTGATTGGATAGATAAGGTAGATAAAATTAATAAATCAAATGAAAAAAGCACTAGTAAAAAGCTCAAAAAAGAAAAGCCAAGTAAAGACAACGAAAAAGAGTAATACTTTTGAGTTTGGCGTTTTTGACCTAACAGTTCCTCCTAGTATTAAAGAGGCTAAGGATATAAAAAGCTTAAATACTGATTATGTCCCTTTTGGAGATGACAACTTGTTTCCTCAGTATCTAGCAGAACTAAAGAGAAAATCCTCTACACATAGGAGTGTATTGGCACAGAAAACTGTATTCACAAGTGGAGCTAAGTTTGTGTGCGAGGATGAAAACTTAAGAAGGTTTATTGAAGATGTAAACGCAGACCACGAATCGTTAAGAGATGTGTTTAAAAAACTAGCTGACGATTATTACACTTTTGGAAACGCTTATATGGAGTGTGTGTTGTATGATGGTGGAGTTAATATCTATCATTTAGATGCAACAACAGTTAGAATGAGTAAAACCAAGAAAGAGGTTTATATTAATTCTGATTGGTGTAAGTATTGGAATCAAGACAAAAAAACAAAAAGACTACCTTTATATCCTAGGGTAGCACACAATAAATTCGTAATGCATTTTAAAGATTACGAGCCTACCTTTAATTTTTATGGACTTCCTGATTATGTAGCAGCACTAGAACATATCTGTGTTGATTATGAGATTGGAAAATGGAATCACACTAAATTCTTAAATGGGTTTCAACCTTCTGCTATCGTTGAGATAAATGGAGATATGGGCGAAAAAGAAGCTCAAAAAATGGTTAAGGAAGCTCAAAAGAAATTTGTAGGAGAAGGTAATAATGGAAAGATATTATTTATAGTAAAGAATGGAGATACATCTCCTGCTAATGTTCAAGTGATTAAAGACGACCAAGAGGGTAGTTGGTTAGATTTACAAAAGATAACTGACCAAAATATCATAACTGCAAACAGGTGGCAACCTTCCCTTTCAGGTATAGTAAGTTCAGGGAAAATGAATAATACTTCATCTCTTCCTCTT